CAAGGGAGCCGGCGAGGCGGACGGTGACTTGGGCGTATTCCATGGGTGTGTCTATATCCTGCCCGTAACCTATGATGTGGCAAGCAAAAGGGGGTGGCTCCTTTCGGAACCACCCCCCGGGGTGCTATGGGCGACCGATTAGGCCACCTCGTAGACGCCGCAACCGTTGAACTGCTTGCCGACGAGGCCGCCGGTCCAGGTCATGGCGCGGTACAGGACGTACTGGTCGTGCGGGCGCGCCGGGCTGTGGGTCTTGTTCTCCTCGCCGTCCATGACGTAGAGGTTGATGTTGCCCTCGTCGATGAAGTAGGCCCGGTTGGTGTAACCGAGGTCATCGAGGGTGGGGTCATACACGAACTCACCGACGCCCTGCATGGTGATACCGGCGAGGCCGATGTCGGTCATGCCCTTGGCGAAGCCGTTCTGGGTGTAGGTACCCTTGCTGGTGATCTCCAGGTCGAGCTTTTCAAGGAAGCCAGAGCCGCAGAGGACCAGGGAGGGCTTACCACCGAAGCGGGTCAGCTGGCGGATCTCCTTGCGGAGGTACTCGCTGATCTTCTGGGAGCCGGAGACGTAGGTGATCTTGTTCGCGCCGACAGCCGAGCGGTTGCGCCACTTGGCGTTGGTCGCGCGGTCGATGCCACCCACCGTGCCGGTCGCCGGAGCGTCGGTGATGAGGGACAGGAGGCCGGGGACCTGTTTGGCGTCCTGGGTGCCGTCCTTCCACAGCATATCGTTGAAGGAGCGGGCCCAGCCCTCGTTCATGTCCTTGAGCTTCTCGTCCAGCAGGCCGGTGAGGACCGTGAGGTCGCGCTCCGAGTGCTTGGAGGTCGATTCGCCCGAGGTGCTATCGACGACGGAAAGACCGTCGTGCTTCAGCTCCGTGAGGGTGAGCGAGATACCAGCGTGGATTTCCTTCCAGGGGTAGGAAGCGCGCTTGGTGTTCGCGGGGTTGGCGTAGGAGACGGTATCGTTGTGCGTGAAGCCAGCGATAGCCGTGGTGTAGTCGAAGACGACCGGCACCGTGATGAGACCCTTACCGCCCGGGAAAGTCTTCTTCTTCTTGGCGAGAGCCTTGAGGAGGGGCTTTTCCTGGATGGACTGGGCGAGCGCGCCACCCTTGATGTTGTAGTCGAGGGCGGAGGCGGTGATGTTAGCGAGTTCAGCGACCGTGAAGGCCATAGTGATGTATTCTCTTTAGGGGGGGGTTGTTAGCGGGATGCCATCGCACCGATCCTCACCGCTTCTAGGAGCGACTTCGGAACAGCCGAGGCGTTGGCGGACGACGTGGCGCTGGAGACTTGAGTCATGGGCCTGCGCTGGGGCGCGAACCGCGAAAGCCGATCTCGGATGATGGAAGAGGCGCGCTCAACGAGCGCGAGGGCCTCCTCCGGAGTATTCGGCTGCTCGGCTGCGAGCATCAGCTTGACCTGGTCAGTCACCAGTTCCTGTTTGGCGGACCAATCGGGATCCTTGACCTTCTGCTGCTGTTCCCAGTTAACCACCGCAGAATGGATGCTCATGCGGGCCTGTTCGGCCTGCTGTTGCACCGCGTACTGCCGGCGCTGCTCGTAGAGCTGCTTCTCGGCCTTGAGGGCCGCCAGCTCCTTCGCGGATGCGTCGTCGAGGTATCCCTCTTCCACCTTTTTAGAGATGTCTTCGGGAAGCTTTTCTCCGACGAATGCGTCGAGTTGCGCCTTGTACTCGCTGATCTTCTTGTGGGCTTCCGCCGGGTTGGTCTTCATAAGGGCCATGATATGGAACCCTTCGACGACCTCCTCGTTGGTCAGCCCGTTCTGAGACATGAAGGTGGTAATCTTGCGGTATTCACCGGCTTCCGAGCGGTATGCATCCCTCTCGGCGACTACTTCCTTCCAGCGGGGGTGGTTATGAAACGGCAGCTTCTGATCGGCTTCGGCACGGGCCTTGTCCTTCGCAGGGTCGTCCAGACCTGGCGCGGGGGGCTTCGCATCCTTAGCAGTAGCTCCGTTGGTGTCCACGGTGGACGAATCCGCGTCAGCCTGCGGCTGCACGGCGCGTTTGACGGCGTCGAGCAGGGAAGCAGGCTTCTTGTTAGCGTCCGAGTCGCCCGCTCCCGACGAGAGCTGGCCTTCTTGTTTAGCGTCGGCCACGACCGGGGTCTCCGGCGTGGAAAGGTTTTCAACAGGCGTGGTGACCTGTGGTTCGGTGGTGGCCGCTTCGGGTGCGACCGTGGTGTCGGTTTGATCCATTGATGGTTAGAGTAGGGTACGGAACCTACAAAATCAACTGTTTGGCATCATCACCCCGTTGGCCCGGATTTGGCCGGGGGAAGGGGCGGGCGTCGGACCGTCTTGCCCGACGGCTTCGGCGGGGACTGGGGCGTTCTGGCCGCCCATGCCGCCTTGGGCGTTCGGGTCGGTCGCGGGGTCGCCTGTCGGCAGTTGCTTCTGGGCGTTCTGGGCGACGATGGACGGCAGGGCCGCGCGCAAGGCGTCCGTGACATCCAAGCCGTCGTCCAGGCGTTGGATGGCCTGCTTGGCTAGCCACTCGGGGTTCATGCCCGGAATCTGGAGCAGGATGGGCGCGAGGCGTTCGAAGTTCTGAATCTGAAGGGCTTTGTTCGGGCGTCCGTTGGAGCCAGCCTCGACCTCAAGCATCAGCTCCTGGGCGATTTCGTTGGCGGTCAACTGGGGCCACACGGCGCCCGGACCCGCGATCTTCATCACCGTCTCTTGGTCCATCTGCTGAAGCAGCACATGGCCGGTGGAACGGGCAAGCTGGCCGAGCAAGTCCTCGATGTCGTCCACGTTGGAGGACAGGCTGGACATACGGCTGCCTTCGGCGACGGAAACCTCCGTAGCGGTGGACGCCGACGTGCCGCCTAGGTTCGCTTCCTGCGAACCGACCACGCGCATCATGTCGTCCAAGAGCATCGTCGTGTCGTACAGCGACGGGTCGATCGGCGAGTGCTGGATGGGCTGGAGGATCTGGTTGACCGCCTGGCCCGGAGCCAGGTTCTGGAGCTTGATGACCGCGTTGGCGGGATGGCTCTGGAGGTTGACCTGGTCCTTTTCGGACAGGGCGCCCTCGTAGGTCGCGTAGACCGGGCGGTTGGCGAAACGCTGCTCGCGCAGACCCTGTCGGGCCCGGTTGTACTCACGCTGGACCGGCATCAACAGGCGGACGTCGGACGGCGGGTAGATGTCGCGGTCGGACTCGACCTCGTTGAAGATGAGCGTGAAGAAAGGCCAGAACCGCTCCAGGTTCAGTTCGGGAGCCGCAGGCTCCTTGAGGAAGTCGTGGTAGCCGTCGGCGATGACGTAGCAGAGGTTGTCCTTCTTGGAGTAGATCTCCCAGACCGTGGCCTTCTTGCATTCGTCGTCCTTGGTGTTTGCGTCCTCGTAGGCGGTGTACGCCTTGCCGAGGTCAACCTTGTAGATTTCCTTCACCTCTTCGACGTCCAGGATGAACTCCTGGGCTACCCAGTCGGCGCCGACGAAGCCGGACAACTGGCGGCACTTGGGGTCCACGATGATGGTCTGGGTCAGCGGGAAATCGAAGGCGACGCCTTCCTTGACGATGACGTCCTGCTTGTTCTGCAACTCCGTAAGAATCTGGCGGAGCTGCTCCATCTTGGCGTCGTCTTCGGTGAACTTCTCGTCAATCCGGTCGGCCATGAGCCGTTCCAAGGTGGACATCTGCTGCGTGATGTCGGTGATCTTCTCGACGTCCTCGGGACGCTTCCGCATCACGCGGTTGTAGCCGATCTTGACGTAGCCGACGCCGGTCACACAGGTGCGGCGGACGAGCTGCTTCATCTGACCTTTGAACGTCGGTTCCTGCTCGTTGATCTGGTGCAGGGCGACGATCTCAAGCGTCTTCGCCACGCGGTCGAGCATACGGCGACGTTCGAAGCCCTGCTGGGCGTCCTGCATCGTCTGGAGGATGACGGGGTCGATGGGCTGGCCGGTCATGGCCGCCTGCTGCATGGCGACCTGGGCGCCTTGGAACGAGGCCATGTCGCCCTCCCACAGCGCGAAGTCCATCGTCTCGCGACGCTTGGCGATGAACTTGGGGTTCTTGGCGTAGAGTGCGGACACGCGCTGGCGGACGTGGGCCTGCACGATGTTGGCGACGTAGCGGTCGTCGGACTCGGACGTGGACCATTGCTTGCCCATGTAGAAGTCCGAGTCCTCCTTGATGCGGTCGAACTGCTTCTTCCAATGCTTCTTGGCTCGGGTGACCTTGTCCTGGATGGCCTTGACCAAGGAGGCTCGCGACGGCATGGGCTTCTCAGCATCGCGAACGATGCCGGAAGTCATCTCGACGGACATGGGGGGCTGAATGAAGTCGCTTTCCATTTAGATCCTTTCTGTTCAGAAACCTCCCATCTGCAACAGTTTCCTCCGAGTCTCCTCCCACCTGGTGGAGTACTTGACCCATTCAAGGGTGCCCGTCTTGGGTCCTTGGGGAGCCTTTTCGGGCGGGCGGGAAGCCCCGTGCAGCGTGGAAAGGAGCAGGCCGGCTAGGCCCATGGCGTCCACGAAGTCGTCGTGACGGGCCGAGGGGAACTTGAGCAGCTCGGTCTCGGCGTCAGCCCACCAAGGGGCGAACTTGGGGAAGAACACCTTGCCCATCGCCATGCGGCCTCGGATGGCCTGCGCGCGCGTCTGCTTGTCCTTCACGGGGGTGATCTCCTCGACCACCGTCCAGACCTGTCGCTCCTGCTGCACCTTGCGGAGGAAGGGGCCGATGGACTGGGAGATGTGGCCGCGTTCGGCTCCCCACTTGGCGGGCTTGTGCCGCGTCATCAAGTCGATCATGCCGTCCACCACCTGGTCGGTGGATGCCCGTCGCCACCACACGTCCGGCAGGACCCAGACGTTGTCGTTCTCGTCCACGCCGAAGGGCATGAGTACGGTCTTGTCCGCCGTCTGCTGCGTGGACACCGCGTGGTCGGATACGCAGTACAGGCGGAGGTTGGACGGCAGCTCGCCTGGGGCGTAGCCCTTGAGCCACTCACGCTTGAAGAAGTCGCCGTCGTCGGGCGTCGGACGCCCTTGGTACAGGGCGGAGAAGCCCTTAGGGTTGAGCCGCTTGATCTCGTTGAGGAAGCCCAGGTCGTAACGCTCGGGCCACAGGGCCTCGCCGGGCTTTCGCCCCATCGGGTCCATGTCCTCGGCGATGGCGGGCAGCGACAGGATACGCCATTGCTCGGCGACCGTGTCGTTGTAGCAGGGGTTCTTGGGGTCGGTGAGGCGACCGACCAAGTCGTCCTCATGCCACCGGGTCATAATGATGACCACGCGCGCACCGGCCATCAGTCGCGTCATCGCGACCTGGGTGAACCAGTCCCAGAGCTTGTCACGCTCTCGCTTGGAATCGGCCTCCTCGCGGTCCTTGATGGGGTCGTCGATGATGAGGAGGTCGGCGCCCTTACCCGTCAGACAGCCGCCAACGCCAACGAAGCCAGCTACCCCGCCCTCTTCCGTCTGGATGCGGTCGGAGGACTGGGCGCC